ACCCTGACTCATGATTATATAAATTTCCACTAGCATCACACCATATTGGATTATTAAATACTCCTTGGTCAACACCTGCTGTTCTAGAAACATCCCCTACAGTCCAATGCCCTTCTTTATAATCTAATGCCACATATTTATCATTTTCATTTGAACTAGCTGAAGGATAAAACCACCATATCTCACTATGTTGTGAGTTATGAACAGCGTATGCCTTACTTATTTGAGCTCTATTAATATTATCAAATACGTAATCTAATGCCTCGCAAGGTATATCTTTAGCAACAGATCCATCAAATTGGAAAAATCCATTGTTACCCATCCAAAATGCACCTTCATCAATTGCTACTGCTCCACGTCTTGATGCAACTCCGCATGCTGTACCTACTCTTTCAAATCCATAAACAAATGGTGGGCCAGAGTACGTTGCAGCATGGGCATCATTATCTGTTAATATTAACGTTTTGCCTCTCATTTTTAATCCACACATGATCTGCCCTGTAGTTTGTAATTCAACATCACCCGCTTCATTTGTAGCTGCTGGGGTCCAAGAAGTATTATTTTCTTTATCTGACCATTGTACTTTACGCGGATTACCACCTGCACCTAATGCAAACACGAATCTCTCTTCAGTAACAACAATAGCATTATTACCTGTTGGTGCATTAGCAACGACTTGTGCAACTACTCCTGTATTTAAAGACCATTCATATATCTTACCATCTTTAGATGAACAAGCTAATAAATTCTGGCCCCATGTATCTAATGACCATGTTGTTGCTTCTTGATATATACCTGAACTAACTGGGGCTCTACTATATTCATCATGGCCATAGAATCCACCACCGTATCCTAAATTAACCACGCCATTTAAATTGCCTGAGGTTAATCCTGATGGGGTTATATCGTAAACTGTATGTGAGGGGTTTACATAATATAATTTGTTGTATGTTGCACCTGCTAAATATGAATCACTTGAATTATCTAACCATGAAAGCATCGCTCTAGGAGCTGAAGCAAATGCACTTGCTTTTCTACTTGTCCATCCCCCTACGGGTCTTAATGAACCGTCATGCCATCGGACTAAACTAACATCCCTCCATCTATTACTAGACTCAAAATCTGTTCCATTTCTATGTATTCCTGGGGGTAATTTTAATGGTATTAAACTCATGCTGCTATCTCCGTCCAAGTATTAGTATTGTTAGTGATAATTTCCCATTTTTCCCTACCTATTGTAGCTGTGCCTGATGTAGCACTTACAACACCGGATGTACTTTGCATTCTATTACAAGTTGCTGTATTTGTAGCTAATGCTTCCAATACAATACTACCTTGGAATATTTTTTCTGAATCACTTGTCACACTAGAGTTAGCAGAGTTGTTTGGAGTTGTTGTTGCACCACCCATTCCTGGGTGAAATTCACAGTAGTAATATAACACAGGCGCATCATCTGCTACAACTATTGTTGTTATATAAGGGGAAGGATTATTAATTGTTACACCTGTTGTATACTCTGTTCCACTATTATGTGTACCATCCGAAGTTGTTGAAAATCTAAAAGGATGGTCTTGTGCTGTTGCATCACTCCAATCAAACGTGTAGGTATTACCTTCAACAAGTGTTTGTGTTTCTTGTTGTACCCCATTGATAAAGTATTTGTTGCTACCACTCACATTCTGTACTGTTACTGTACTAACATGAGTGCTTCCCGTTGATGCAATGCCACCTCTTGTAGCAAATCCAAGTACAGTAATACTTGCTACTGCTGTTGGTACACCTGAACCAAATCTTACTCTATTGCATATAGCCGCACTTGTTACTGTCGGTGTAGCTGTAGCTGAAGCATTAACCATAAATTCAGCATTTGCAGTATTTGATGCTACTGCTGATACTGTTGCAGTTCCTTTAACTGTTTTAAAGCCACTTGTTGTAACAGTTGTTACTGGTGATGATGTTGCGCTACTTTCCCTGACTCTTGACCCGTTACTTGAAGTTGTAATCGTTGTTGTAGACGATCCTTCTATAAGTACAGAGCCTTCAGGTATACGTCTTGCTTCTGCTGATATAGCCGCAGATACTGTTGCTGTAGCAGAGCCTTCACGTTTTCTAAGACAAGAAGCTGTTGCTGACGATGTTGCTGTTACTACAGTTTGTATATCACCTTGAGTATATGCATGGATTCCGTATGAACCCATACCATAAGCATGAACATCTGTCTCTTCTATTATTACGACTTCACCACTACATGATGATGAAGATGCAACTGTACCAGTTATTTGGCCTGAGCCAAGTGCAACTACCCAAGGTACATTGGCAATAGACGAGGTTACAGTTACTGTTGCTGAAGCATCTTTAACTTCACCTGCACTCGAACCAAAGGTTCTTAAGCTATAATACGATTCTCCGTATTCAAAAGCCACTTAGAACCTCGCTATTAGTTCAATGTAATATCTAAGTCACCCGATGGAACACGAAATACGTCACCAGTTTCAATAGTCTTTGATGCTGACAATGTCGCATAAGCCATTAAGTTACCTGATGTTGAAGCATCATATACACCAACATGAGTAACTGTACCCCAGTTTCCTGTAGCTGTAGGAAATTCTACCGCTGCATTGTTTGAAGTTGTGTTACCTGAAGTTGTAAATGCAACTGTTTGACGTGCATAAGCATTGCCTGATAACTCAGTTACTGAACCTGCTTCACCATCTGCAATAGCTGTAAACAACGCTAAGTACTTTGTACCTGGTGCTGTATAGGCTGCCCCTGCAAATACGTGGTCTAATATTTCTGTTTCTAAAAAATTAGTAAAACTCATCCTAATCCCCTCACTTTAAGTTTAAGCCCAGAGCCACTATATCTAGCATCCTCTGAAACTTCATTTAATCTAGCTACTGCGGCACTATACATCTGAGCCCAAATAGCCACCCTTTCGTCTTCTGCTAGATACGGTGCTGAATGTAATAACGCTCCATAGAGGTATACATCAGGCGCTTCTAGTAAAAGCCAGTTATCTGAATTACTTAATAGAGAAGGAACCTTCTGATAATAAAGCAATTCAAAATTTGTTGTTCCAGATGGTGTTGGATATAATTGTATCTGACCATCTGCGTGTGTGTAATAAGCTACTGTTCCTGAGGTATCTTCATCCCCTTGGCGCTTATCTGCCATTGCATCTCTTGATAATAAATTAACTACAGATGTACCATTATCTGTAATATGTAATCTTATAGTCTCGACCCAATCTGCTGGCACTTGCATATATTCGTCACCTGGGTCTTGTTGACCGCTGGACCTAACTTCCATCTTCCAATGGCGTATATCCCTATTAATCTGAGATTCCGCTAATGCAACAAAATCTGGGATGACAGACGTTAAGTCATCTCTATTCAGAAAGTTAGCTATTGATGTTTTTAAACTTGTATAAGTAGTTAGTGCCATAGTAACCTCATTTTATATTATTTATAAATATCAGGATAAGCTAAATTCATCCCTTTATTAATAATATCATCTGTAAAATAATTAAGCGATGCTGGTCCACCTTCATGTTTAATCATACCTTTGATTATATGAAAGAAGTCATCACTAGTAATCTCTTGATCGGGCAAAAGCCCTGTTGATTGTGATACGCTATCAATATAAGATTGTGTATCATTCTCACTTGGAGGGGCATATACGTTTAATATTTGATTGATATCTGTTAGTCCTCTATTCATTTTAGTCGTTAGGTCTTTAGTTAAAGCTCTAACACCCATCTCTGGGCTTTGAAAGCTAACAAATGAACCATCAGTCTTTGGCTTATTATTCATACCATCCCAAGGGGTTCCAAAGTCTTTTATATTCCCTGGGTTATTATTCTGTTGATTTAAAGGCGCATGTTTTGTTATTGAGGATCTTATCCCATTCATTTGATTAAATAAGCTATCCAAATAATCAACTGTCTTATTTGACTTATGAGGTAATGCAGCCGCTGTTTGAGCTGGTATCTCTTTAGGCATTAACCCTTCTATCATAGGGGCATGTTGTTCTTCCATGCCTGATTGCCAAGGTTGGGGTTGATTTGATTGTGAGCCTCCAGTGCCTCCGGTTAGTCCTTGTGTTATCATCTTAATTAAACTCATCTTATGCTACTCCTTTTAAATTCCTTTTCAACGGTTTGCCCCAATGGGAAGACATAGGCCTATATCCAACAGCTAAATATCTAAAGGCATCTGCTCCATGTGA